ACACGGAATCCACTAGCTCCGCCGTTGACTGCTGCGGCAGTGCCTAGAACCACACCTTGATACAACAGATTAAAATAACTGTTTTGTATTGTGACACCATCGACTTCTTGATCAGTTCCGCCAAGATTGGTTGCAGTGTTTGTGCCAAAAGTGGTTCCACTGAATTCACAGTTGTCAAAAACAATTTGACCAGTTATCAAGGTCACGGCACTGGCAAATCTCACACCGGCGGTGTCAGCGTTCTCATTGATCAAGTCTGCCTGTTCCAGGGGACCATAAAAGCCCACACTTTGGAAACGGCAGTTGGTGGCGTCTTGGACCAAGAACACATCAGTGGTAGGATCCAGATTACGGAAACCCATGTTGGTTATGGTTATGTCTATGGGTGGTGTGGCGCCGTTACCGCCAATGTTGACTCCGTACTGTTGCAAACTGTCGGCTGTTCGCGCCACAAAAGCATTGAGTGTGCTGTCATCACCGCTGTTGTCTAGCTGTATGATGGACCCGTTGATGCCATCGCCATACAAGGTAGCATAAGGCGGAATAAAAATAGTTTCTGTTACGCGATAAACGCCTGCTGGAAAAAACAAACTTCTGCGTATCTGTGGATTGACTTCTCTGCAATACAATTGAAACAGGGCACGATTGATGGCCTCTGTGTCGTCGGTGACACCGTCACCGGTGGCTCCAAAATCCGTGACTGTGGCAAACTGATCCAGCCAGGATTGCAGACTTTGTGTGACAGGTGTATCAGGAGTGGCTCCGGTCTGTACCGTGTAACCTGCAGCCTGGCCTTTGTAGGTATATGTGGTTTGGAATTCTAAAATATCACTAAATTCAGTGAGGATTTCAGTGTTACCAACCACAGGCGCACCTTCGGCCAAGGTACCATTACCGATGTACAATCTACGCTCATCAATGCTCCAGCCCAGTTCGGCACCAGACAACTGGGGTAGATTTACTTGTAGACCTTTACGGTTCGTTATGCGGGATATTTGTACAATGGCCACTTTTTATTGTCCTTGAATTCTATCCTGTATTTAGTTGTTCAAGTAGTAGAGTTCCAAGCGGCGCCACCAAGCATCAGCCCAGTGATCAAAATCCTTAGGTTCTAGTACAAATTCCTGATATTCTGGGCGTGCTGTTGGACGACCCATTTCATCCACGGGCGGTTTCACACACATCAAAACCACACCTTTACGTATATTTGTTCCATATACTTCATTGTGTGCTAGAGCATAGGCTGCTAGTTGTAGAAAATAATCTTCTATCCATTCCTGGCGTTTGGGCTTGTTGGTTTGCTTGTAGTCCAAGATACTTTCTTGGTTCATGTGTATGCCTGCGCCGTCTGAAGTGCCGGCATAAAGTTTGGGAAAATACAAGGGTATTTCTACTCCCCAGAATTCGTTAACATTCTTAAGCCCATCTTCAATCACGGTCTGTGCCATGGCATGACTGGCCCAGCCAAACGGGTTTGATCCTTGCTCACGCAATTCACCTGTTTTAACATAGTGCTCAAGATAGGTGTGCATTCTGGTGCCACGATTGGCAGCTTCCGTGGTAATGGCCTGGGCTTGAGCATGCCCTACTCTATTGCGCCACTCTTGAAGTGCTTGTTTCTTTTCTTCGGGCTTGGTCTTTTCCAGCACAGTGGTCACACTGGGCAATTTTCCACCGGGTGTGTCATACAGCCTACGGCCGTCTTCAGTGACCCGATTCAAGGGTTGATAATCAAATCTGGGATTGTACAAATTAGACTCGGAAACTTTCCCCGCAACCACAGCGGTCTTTTTCTTTTTGGTTGATAAATTCAAAACCTTCATTTAGGCCATTGCGTACCCAATCAATGATCAAACCGTCAATGATAGGCAAACTCTTAGGGTCAACTACTATCTTGAACCCATCACTGTCAAACACATGATCTGTGGTGTCAAGACTGTCTACATATTCCAACACATAGGCCAAGCCACTACACCCTGTGGTCCTAGTACCTACCCGTATGCCAATACCTGCTCCGCGTCGATCGATATTGCTGACAATTTTGCTGGCAGCCCTAGGAGTTACATTAATCATCTAGATGTTTTCTCTTGTAATCTTCTATAGCAGCCTTGATAGCATCTTCCGCAAGTATACTGCAATGGATTTTAACCGGCGGTAGGGCAAGTTCTTCTGCAATCTGTGTGTTCTTAATCGCTCCTGCTTGCTCCAGAGTTTTACCCTTGACCCATTCCGTGAGCAACGAACTCGACGCAATAGCCGAGCCACAACCGTAAGTCTTAAATTTTGCATCTTGTATAATTCCGTCTTCTACTCGTATTTGCAGTTTCATCACATCACCACATGCCGGAGCACCTACCATGCCGGTGCCCACATTGACGTCACCCACGTCCATCTTGCCCACGTTGCGTGGGTTTTCATAGTGATCAATTACTTTTTCTGAATAGGCCATTTGACACTCCTTTGTGTATTATAACAGAATTTCTCTGTGTTTGCAACAATTTAATCAATGCAATTGTATGGTTTGGTTGTCAACATATTGTAATTATGCTCAATCACTGAAGAATTGAACAAAAACAATTCGTGCAATTGGTCTAGAGACATTTCAAACAAACTCTGCAGAGTATCAAGGTAAGATTTAAATCTACTATGAATATTTAGCGTGCGATCCCAACTGAGATCAATGCCCAATGGCAATTTCCAACCGTCTGCTTCTAATGCAGAATAAAACCCAGGCGGTCCAAAATTCAATACCAGGCGTCCTTGTATGAGATGTTCATAGGTTTTTTCTGTAAAAATAACAGAATCCGTTCCCTGGTATTGTGATTCAACCTGACAGGATATGTAACTGTTGTCAAAAAATCTACGTGCTGGCGGCACAGTGATTCCTTGCTGTATGTCTCGATCTGTGACAAAATCATTTGGCAACACCAATTCTTGTGAGGTGTTGCTTTTTAATCCATCGTAGGCATTTAAAAATTCTAAAAGTTTTTTCCTATACGGCGTTAAAGATCTATTGAGACTGAGATATCTGTGCTGTCTGCGGTCAAAGTGTAGAGGATATTGCTGATAGGCTTGTGGATTGCCAATTTGTTTCCAGGCTGGTTTGTGATCTAAATATGCCTGTTTGGTGCGATTCCACATGTAATCAAATCTCACACAATTGATGCCATCAACTGGCAATGCATTGCAAGTGTACCACGTTGTAGGATAATGTTCCGATACCCGTTGAATGTTTTTCTTGATCTGATCATACAAAAAATCATAGGCATGAAAACAATCAAAAAAACAAACTTTTTTTATGTTTTTAAAACACTCGTGACTTAGATCAGTAGACTCAAGCCAATTAGAATCAATCCACAGTTCGGTGGCCGATTCATTGTTAATCTCTATGTTCAACCAATTTTTTGTAATGCTGTATAAATTTGGATCGCCAAAAGGATAAAATCTAACTTGGCGATGCATGTTACATACGGCGTTTCATAGCGGCTTTGGCATTGCCATCGACGACCTTTTGTGCCTGATCTACAGTCATGCCGCCAGCTCCGGCCACGTTGCCTCGGAATCTAACTATCCCAGATCCAGGTTCAATGGGCTCCAGGATATTTTTCAACGGTTCCTGATTGATCAGCTGATTGAGATTTTCACTGGTCACGTTCACACCCAGACTTTTGGCCAAGTCCATGAATGCGGCCTGACTTATTTGTTTGGTGGCCGAAGTATCATCTGCACGTCCCAACAGAAACTGGCTCAAGGCCAGTAGTTTCTGTGAGTCTGGACTGGCTACTTCCGAGATTCGCATTATCTGCGGCCGCGGCCCAGAGTGGTGGCCAAGGTGCTGGAATCATCTACATCATCAACTTCGATGTCGGTGTCAATTTCCTCTTCACCTGGAGCAGGTAACTCAGCAGGCATTTCGCCACCAAGGTCAGCACCCATGTCATCACCAGGTATGGCAGGTGCCTGTCCAGTGACCACGCCCAGGGCCTGATCCAACTGTTGCTTGGATGCTTGTAGATTTTGCAACAAGGCCGACAAAGCAGCACTGGCATCACCATTGAACTGTGTGGCTTGGTCAGGACCAACTTGATTCTTGATCTGATCCACCAAGGCCGGCAAGTCTTTGAACTGCATGGCGCTGACTTGTTCGCTCATCTTTTGTACTTCATCAACCATGTCTTGAGCAGCCAAGACTACTTGGGCCTGTTGTACTTCGCTTTCAGTGACTTGGCGACGGCTTTCGGCCATGCCCATGGCCGGCATGTTGCGTTGTTGTTGTAAGGTACGGATCTGATCTTGCAATTGCTTGATCTGATCGTCGATTTCTTTTCTTTTCTGTGCTGTCTGCATGGCCATGTCTTGAGGATTTGGTTTTCCAGCGGCCACAGGTTGTGCATCCAGTTCCATGATCCTGGCACTGAGGGCCTGTTCCATGACCACCAGTTTCAAATAAGCAGGATTTTGCTCACTGCGATGGAATTCTGGAGTACGGCGATGTTCAGCTACAAGACCACGTACCCGGCGCAACATTTTAAGTGCGTGAGACTGATCAAGTGTGTCAAAGGTCACACGGTCGCCAAAGTAGCTTTCAAATACCTTAGCGGCTTGTTTTGTTGGGTTGGCCACGGCCAATTCGTTGAGTTTCATTGTTAAATCCTCGTTGTTGCAAGTATTTAGCCAAATCTACACAATTGTTTAATTGATTTTCCACAATCTTTTTTTGCATCAATTTGGTTTCTAACTTGGTTCCTATATTTTCTCTAAAATCTGGGCGGTTGCTGCGATCAGCTATGGAGGCACGGGCATTGATATCGTTGGCCAAAAATGCCAGTTTGTTGTCCAATAACAGTATATCCTTGGCCAAGTTATAGTCCTTGTATTTGTCAGCTATGCACCAGCTGAGCGCAGTGCGCGAGCTGTTGAAAACACCCACGTTGGTAGCATGGCACATGAC